AGGCAAATAATCCTTGTCTTTGTTGAACTGAAGATAAATAAGGATTAACTTGAGATAGGAAATCGTTTCTAGTTGCCGCTGAATTTTGCTCAAATACAAGATTATCAGATACTTGTGAAATAAATGATTTCAAGGCAATCAATAATCTTCTTACGTTTACTCTATCAAGAGCAGAAGCTTGTTGTTGTAATGTTTTCTGCCCAAATACAACTACTCCTTGTCCTGGGAATGTAGCAATTGGGTTAACTTTTCCTACATAAAGAGTATCTCTTTGAGATTGAGATAATTTTCTTTCAGCCTGTGCTACTCCTATTAATCCCCCTCTGTTAAATCCTGCAGGTGCAAACCAAGTTTCAGCTGTGGCATCCGTATTAGCATATACCCCTGGGATCAATGTTGAAGCTGGGACCCATACAAGTTGGCCATTGTTTGGTTCACTTATTTGTAACCATGGCCAATATGCAGCTCCATAAGAAGAATCTCTTTCACCTGCTTCCGTAGTAACTACTGAAACAGTAGAACCATACTTAACTAAATCTACTACTGCAATGGCATCACCTCTATTTTCTACCATCTCAATTAAGTTTCCTACTGGGGTTGGATGATCAGCTTGGTAAATACCTGGTGCAGAAATTATATTAAATCTATACTCGTCTCTATTAGCTAATAAGTTAATAGCATCTGTATAATTACCATCTGTTAATCCTTGAGTTCGGGTTCCAATACTTTCATATAAATTATTAGCTCCTTCAAATACTTCTCCAGTTGCAGCTCCAAATGTACCACTAGAAGCCAGAGGAATTGATGCTGTAAATTCAGTCTTAGCAGCACCATTATTATCAAAATAATCAGGTGTAGGTAAATTAACGGATTTTACTCTTACATATCTTGAACCATTTGGGTAAGATCCTGAAGTTCCAACATAAACATCAGTTCCAGATCCTACTAATTGTTGAACTTGGTTTCCTACTACTCTTTCAATATAATTAGACTGTCTAGGATCTAATGAAAGATTTGTAAATGTTTCTAAAACGGTTTTAGCATTATTTCTATCATCCCCTCTTCTAATTAAAAGAGAAAATACTCCTGAAGATGTGTTAGGTGATACTACTTCCCATCTAATATTATCTTTTGAACCACTTAATAAAGTTCCATTAGAACCTGTTGTGGAAGAAGAACCTGTTACTCCATGAGTTCCATCATCATTATTTAGAATAGCACCTTCAGATAGGGTTTCTAGTACAAAGGATTGTTGACTTTGAGATAAACTAGATGAAATGTATGAGCTAGTAGCAGGAGTGAATGAACCCGTAGCTACTCTAGTTACTAATAATGAAGTACCTCCTTGGGTGAAATAGTTATTTGCTGAAATTGAAGTTAAAAATGAATATTCTTCAGTAGAACCACTAACAAAAGTAGTACCAAATTCAGCTTCATATTCACTAAATGTAGTAACTAATCTTGGAATATTGGGTTTACCTTTTACTGTAGGTCCTATAATAGCGGCACCTGCGGTTACAGGCAGTGATCTAATTTGGGACTGATCATTTTCGTTAGCGAGTACACCGGGTGATAAAAGAGTTTCGGCCATTAGTCTTTATTTAAGTTTTGTTATAAATATCAAAACCTTTCTAAAAAAACTATGGGATTGGTTCGATTTCTCCCGTTTCTAATGATAACTTACCTTCACCATATTTATCTTCTAATTTTTTGGCTAAGGTTTTTTCTTTATTAGTTATTTCTGTTAATTTTGATTTTAATTCATTTTTACTATTTTCTAACGACGTAATTTCAGCTTCAATAGTACCTAATGAATAAATTATATTATCAAAATTAGCTTTTAATTCTTTTAGTTCTTTAATTTCTTCTTCAGTTAAAACTTTTTTTTCTTTAATCATGACTTATTTTTACTATGATAAATATTAAATTTAACCCAAAGAATTAACTATAGAAGATAAATCAAACATAGGGGTATCAATTACAGGACATTCATGGGGTCTTCCATCAAATGAATAATCAAATAAATAACTATCTGGTAATATAAAATTATCTGGTAGGTTAGCTTGGATATTATTATGAAAAGAATAACCAAATATAGAACTTGAAGTTCCTACCCACAATACAGTGGATTTTTTCTGTAAGGCTGCAGCTGCATGTTGCAGTGAAGAGTCAATCAAAAGGTTTTTCTGGGAAAATAGTAATAGACCAAATAACTCCATATTAGTCATAGGATCTTTATGATGTTCTACATCAGGAATAAAATTATATTCTTCTCTACAGATTTGAATAATATGATAATCTTTTTTATAATGATCAGCTATGGCACAAGCTAAATCATAGGGCATATCTCTAGTCCAACTATAAGGTTGATTTTGTTCTTCTAATGGGCCTCCATTAGTATGCATAACCATGATAGGTTTTTCACGAGTCCATTTATCGTATGCTAATTGTTGTTGTCTTAAATTAAATACTAAAGATGGAGATTCTCCATTATATTCTAAATTATATAAATTACACCAATTTTTAATTAATGGTTCACGATGAACTATATGTTCGGTTGTAAAATAAGGTTCATGTTTAAAGATTAAAGTATCTTTATCTTTAATATAATCATTATAAAAATAAGGTGTATTTCCTATTCTGTAAACTCTATCTACAAAATCTAAATTAATAAATGATTCAGGATAAGCACAAATTATAATTAATTTTCTTTTAGGATGATTGTTTTTAATACATTTTGCTACTGCTGTAGCTGCTATATGTTTACCTAACCCACCTTCCAGATGGAATATACTATAACTACTCATTCATAACTTTTTACTATAATAAATATAATAATTTTTTTTTAAAAAACCTATCTAAATCTTAAATTTCTTTATCTTCAACATCAAATCCAGCTAATATAGCTTCTGCTTTAGTATAAGAAGTTACCCCATTAAATATAGAACCGGTTGTAAAAACTGAACCAGGTATATCATCTTCATACAAAATAACACATCTAGGATCATCATCTCCCGTATGAGGATATACAACATAAGCATATAAAGATGTTCTTTGATCTCTTGGAGGAGCATTCAGATCATAAACATCTGCAGATGCTTCATATGCGGAGCTAGAGTTTGGATATTCGTAATATAAATACATAGTTAAAATATAGAATAATAGTTATTTACTTCTTTTTCCAAGCCGATCTGTATATTTGATAAATCACCTTCATAAACGATAAATTCTTGCATATTATAATTAGCAAATTCAGATGCACCATATCCTAATACAAAAGAACTGACCCCGTTATCTAAACTACCATTAATAGTTAATAAATGTTGTGAACTGAAACTCGTACGTACTTCTCCTCTATTAGTTGGTGTATATGCAGCGGAATTTTTTCTGTAAGTGTTTGACAAGTAATTAGGATCATTTCTTGTATTTGTTGATGTGTTACCGTTTTGTGCTATCAATTGAAATCTTGTATCCTCTCGATATAAAATAGCTCTATCTGTTGATACCTTACTTACTGAGAAGAAATAATGTTGTCCTGTTGATGGTAAGTATGTAGTTTTTGATGATATCAAATCTAAATGTGATCCATTACTTGCAGCTAGGCCTGTGATTATGGGCTTTCCGTTTTCTTTTAATACTGCACCACTTGATACTATTTGTGGTTGATTTGCTGTTGTAGTTTGCTCTAAATTTCCACCATTACCACTTTGATCATACCACTTTGTAATAAAACCATCATTACTTCCACAATGCGTTAACAATGCAGCTTCATCAAGGTTACCACTACTATCAAATCCAATATCTGCTTCAGCATTACCTGATGATTCTCTTACTCTGATCACATCTCCGGTATATGCTGAGGATAGTTTTCTTATAGAATATGCTAATCTAATATTAGCTCTATATTTATCTACCATTTTAGCGCCTGATAAAGCTATAATTCCTAATGACGACATATTAAGAAGTTAAATCGCCTACTAGATGATATGTAGCACCTGCTACTTTTTTAAGTGTAGCTGCTGAACCTTGACCTACTAATTTTAAATTTCCATCTTTAGATAAAATCGAAGTTCCGGAACCTGTTTCAAATAAAAATTGGCCTGTAGATGATGTTTGAAAGAATTCAAATTCAGCCCCAGTTGGGACTGCTGGAAGTTCTTCTACAGAACAGGTTAAATTACCACCTACAATATGATAACGTCCAGCATTAGCTAAAGCGTTAGTTAAATCGGTTGTATGGGTGACTATAGGTTTACCACCCTGAAAGCATGCTGAACCTGACCCCGATACATGTCCAGAAATTTCTACATTATCAGAAGTTAATTTAGTTGGTATAGTTGTAGTAATTGGAGGTCCTAGATTTACTTTACCATTACCTGCAGAAAGAATAGGTTTATTAGTTAACGATAATAAAGTGAATCCCGAATTTGCATCATCCCCATGGGCATTATATTCATCTCCAGTATATGAAGAATTAGCTCCACTACCACTCACATTACCATTAAATACTACATTACCCCCATAATCTACACTAAAATTAGATGTAGTTAAATCTGTAATATCTGTGTTAATTACAAATGCAGGATTAGAATCATTTACTGTTGTTTGGGTTGCACTGATTGCAAATGGTCTTGTGTGGAGTTGTTGATTTGGAAATGCAGATGATGAAAAATACCCTGCATATGATGATGTTTGTGATGTTCCTGAAGGTCCTCCTCTATATTGTAATACTATACCAGAACCAACCTGGTCGTGTTCACCTAGATGTAATTCTAATTCTCCTTGGGCATTTGTAAATATCCCACCTGGCTCATAAGCAACATAAAAATTATTCATGTTGAGTGCTGGTGAACCTAAACCAGATAAATCTCTCTTACCAAATGTCATGGCAAGTTCGCCTTCTGATGCATTAGAGCCTGTTGTATATTTTAACCCAAATAACTGGTTAGGTACAGTTGCACTAAAAACTGTTCCTGTTCCTTGACCAAAATAAGATTGTAAAGCACCTTTACCTGTATCTGGGGAAGTTTGAACTATAAATGAACCTGTATTAGGTGCTCCGGTTAAAAATTCAAATGAAGCAGATTCATTTACCTCTAAAGTTAGATTTGATGCATCTGAAGCTAAAATATTAGTTGATCCCGTAATAGTTGATGATCCTGATAATGTAATATCAAAAGCATCTGCACCTGTGAATGCATCAACAGATTGAGAAACATGCCAAGACTGAATTACTAAGGATTGACTTATTTGGGATTCATAATTTAATACCTTTGCCATATGTTATAGTTCTTTATTATAAATACGCTGATTTATACTTTGTGTATTATCAGCTGGAATTTGTGTTTCAGTAGTAATAGTTATTTTAGTCTTTTCATCTATTTTCTTAGCGGCATTAATATCTCTTAGATATGTATCTGGAACTATGTAACCATATAATTTAATAGAAAATGTGGTTTTTACTACTCTTTCGGCTCCCAGAGGTACTTCAGTATTAGTAGCAAAACTATCAATTCTAGCCCTAAATTTAAATCTTTCAGGATCACCCCAATATGAATCAGAAGCATAATTCATTGCTTCTATAATTTTGTTATTTTGTTCTACAAAGTAAGTAGAAATAATTACATCATAATCAATATTTACATAATCAGGCATTACTGTTAC